CGGATAATATGAACGAGAAACAAAATAATTCAATTGTCCATCTGATAAATACGATGGTATAATAACTCGTTTTGCATATAAACCTTCCGTACAATATCCAATATTATATTTAATGATTTCCTTTATGTTAATACCTCTTTGGGTAAGATAGAACATAGCATGTTTATATTCGGGATTAAACCCTTTAGGAACTTCACTAAGCGATTTAAATTCTTTTGGTAAGGAAATATATACTTTTGTATCTGCATCCTCATTTTGGGGATTATAATGAGAATCTCCATAGATTTCTCTAATAATTGATATTGTGTTTCTATCTACATCCAACCTCTTTAATAAAGAAGTTAATTTTTTACCACCACTATTACAAGTCCAACAATGCCATTTTTGGGTTTCCGTATTGACTTGAAGTTTTTGTTTGTGGTGATTGCAAAATGGACAATAAAATGCTAACTCGTTACCCTTTAGATTGGAGTAACTACCCAACGCATTAGAAAGCGTTGTAATAACTTTGGATTTGTCAGTACTATTCAACACAATACAAATATATGAACAATATTTGATATTTCCAAATAATTTGGGAACTATTTTACTCCTCGAACCAAGAATCTGGTATTATTTTGTCAGAATACTTAATTCCGTTCTTATCACACCAATCCCCATAAGTGGTTTTTGATGTTTTAGTGATTTTATTCTTTGAATTGGAGAATACGAAACGAATATCAATTGTGGGGTTTTGAGACTTAACTAACATATGTTTTTTCCTATCAGCTGCAACAAATCTACCCTTTGTTTCCACAAATATACCATTTGGTAGTTTGAAATCAGGATGATAGTGATGCTCAGATGCGGGTATAGTATATGGGATTTTTTCAGATTCGTATTTTACTTCAATCCCCTTACTATCTATTTGATTAGATATATTTTCCTCAAGACCAGATTTAAATCCGTATTTTCTAGCAACCCATTTGCTAGAATTCTTTGTAACTTTTTTAGCCATTAAATGTTTTTTTATTTTTTGATTGAATCAGAATATTTAGCTGATTTCAATTCTCCCTTTCTACCTACTTTAAATTTATCAGCAGTTAATACTTGCTCATCTACTTTTTTTAAATCATTAGTAGTATATGGTGTTTGTTTCTTAATACCAGCTTCTTTAGTGATTTTATCTAATCCTAAAGCCTTTTGTGCTGATTTGTATAATTCTAAAATCTTTGACATATTTTTATTTGTTTATTAATAAATATAGATTATGTATCAAATCGTACAATAAAGTTTACAGGAATATCAGGTTCCGATTTAATTGGTTGCGGAAGTTTAGCAACAGCTACTAAATCACAATTATCATCATACAATCCAATTGTTGTAATAAATGGTGTTAAAAATGAACCAGTACTATCTATTGAACCACTTAAATCCCAATGCTCAAACCCACCTGATATAGAATTATTAAAAGAAGAACCAAATCTACGGTCTATTACCGAACCATCATCAAGTGTAGATTTTTTACGAATATATTTTACAGGAGTTTCTTCTGTTACAATCTTAGTAGTTCCATCGGAATCTGTAAAAGAAATAGTAGAACCACCCACCGAAATAATTGCCGAAGGATTTGTAGATATATTGAATTCATCTTCGTTTACAATTAGTAAATATTCATTTTCATAAATAGTTTCGGTTGATTTAAAATTTATTCTCCAATCTCCGGTTAATGTAGTATTTAATGAAGCGGTGTGAGTATATACAACCAATCCATGGTCATAAAAAACATCACCAACTATTGTAGACCCACTCATCAAAGACCCGGTCCCATTTTCAACAAATATAGTAGATGTAACACTATCTACTAAAGATAAACTTCCTTTTTTAATTTCTTCACCAAATATAGATTGTGGAATAGCTAATATTTTAGCTTTACTATTAAATACTCTTTCACCACTTACAGACGTAGGTTGGTTTGATTTACTTCCAACTCTATAAAATGGATTATCTACATTTGCATAAAATAAAGAATTCAATTGACCATACAATGAATGTTTATTATATGTAACCCCATTTCCAATAGTTACATCATTGTTCGTATCATAGAATGATGTATTTTCAGCTTCCATTAAAGTAATACTAGAACCACTTAAAAAACTCCACTCTTTGTAGGCTTTGAAAGGTCTAATACTAATATCTGATTTAGGTATTCTTTTTAACATATCGTATATAAATATTCAGAAACTAAAAACCCACCAAAAAAGGTGGGTTAGAAGTTTATTAGTTATTTCCGATTAGAAATCCAACTTTACTTTTATTGCTACTTCTTTATCAAATGATTTCTCAATTGGTTTTGAAGTTTTTGCTACTGCTAATAATTCATTTGCATCATCGTATAAACCTACTGAAGTGATATACACCTTAGGGTCTCTTTCAAATGTTGATTGAACAAACGCTCCAACTGAACCTGTTACAAATGTTGGGTTGTTTGAGAAGTTAAATTCTCTATTGTTTGCTCTTACAAAATAATGAGATGTAGAAACATTCTCAGTTCTTCTTGCTTGAAAATCAGCCCCACCACTAATTGCCATCAATAATGCTACTGAACCAGATTTATTACCATTATTTTGATGATAAGTATTTGATAAAGAAGAACTAGCTTCACCTAAAAACGGAGAAGTTGAAGATGCCATAGCTTTAGGATTCAACAATATAACACCCATATCAGGATAGAATAAACCATATCCTTGTCCTAAGTGTTGATAACTATTGATAGATGCAGTTAATGCGTTTCCTATATTCAATGAACCACTTACAATATTTTAAACTCTACCTGCGGTTGTTACATTTTCATCAGTTCCACCACTATCATCAATTAAAGTTGTTATACCATTTGAACCAGATAGCGTTAATGAAAAATTACCTGGATCCAATCTTTCTTTATATCTTGCTCTATTAACATTTATTACATAGAAATTTCTTAAATCGTTTGCACCAGCAGTTGTAGCATTGTAAACACTAAAATAAGAATCTGCGTTATCTAATAAAACATTTTTAAATTGATTGTATACTGCTTTAGTTGAAAGTGTAGATGAATCATCCTGTGTTAACGTAGGTGCTCCTTTACCATCAACATCACCATATGCAATAGAGAATTGAACCTCTGCTGTATCGGATTCTATTAATGCGTTATATACATCTAAATAATATTTACCACTTACACCTGTTTGTTGTGTAGATGATGTATAGTTTGCTTTAGTATTCAATGAACCAGTATCACCACTCCATATTCCAGAAGTTACGATTTCGGTTCTATTTGTTACCTTATCAATTGTTCCAAATTTCTTGTAAATACCATTAGAGATGGTAGTTATATCTGCATTAATTTGTTCACCTTGACCCAAAAATTGGTTTACGATGTTTACTAATTCGTTTGTATCGACCGGAGTTCCTGCGGTGTTAGCTGCACCTGCTAAGTATTGTGATAAATTACTTGCTAATAGGGCTCCTCTATTGTCTCTTATTACTGCCATAGTTTAATTATTGTACATATGTTACGGTTATTGGAATCGTTTGTGAACCACCGGTTTCGTTACCATAAACAGTTATTGTTGTTCTGATACTTGAAGTTAACGATGGATTTGGAATAAACTTAAATGTTAATCCCTTTGCTACAGCGGCTGTTGCTGAAACATCATCTCCGATAAATACTGGAACAGTACCTACATCAGATGTTACACCTTCACCTACAATATCACCTGCATTTTTATTAGAAAGGATAATTGTATATCCTAATCTTCTATTTCCTGCCGGAGATGTGGTTGGTGATAAAGCAACTTCACCACTTTTTTGATTAACTGAAATATTAGGAACACCAAATTCAACAACAGGAATTCTAGTTGTATTTTTTGGAAGAGTTACTAACTTATACTTCATTACTTGAGTTTCATCAGGAGAAGCTTCTAATACAGGCATATTTTTAATAGCTGCATCATAGTAAGCTGACCCTAATGGGTGTGCTGGTTCATAAAGCGTATAATCAATTTCATCATCTGCTAATGCAAATTGAGTGATGTTCAAACCACCCCCTGCTGCTAGTTTTTCTCTACCTTTTTTTGTTAAGATAGCGTCTACTGTTAATTCGGTATTACTTAAATATCCCATTGTTAAATTATTTCTATTTTAATAATAAATATAGTTTTTATAAAAATCCGTTATTCTACTTCCAAAATTGGTTCACTTGCATCTCTACCTGCTTTATTAACTCTTAATGTATTAGGGTTAGTAATAAATGTTTCAACTGGATCTGTACCATCTAAGGTAGTTGCTGCAGTATTTTTTGAACCTAAATAATAAGAATTTTGTAATCCTTTTGTTAAATCGGAAGTATTTCTATAATGTGTTGGTAAATATCCACCTAAAGGTGTTACTTCTACTATACTACCCGTTCCAGCGTTAATAACTTTTGAACCCGAATATGGTTGTATATTTAATTTAGTTTCATAATATACAGAAGAAGTTAACTCTACACCACCTCTTGGGTCACCTTGTCCATTTATTTTTACTTTAAACTTAACAACATCTCTTACTTTTCTTTCTTTAATTAAATCAACTTTAATTCTTTCTTTAACTCTTCTTCCATTTTCATCAAAATAAGTTCTAATAGCATGTCCATTTTGTGCATAAATACCAAATCCTTTTGTTTCATAATCACTTTGACCTACTATTGTGTTTATATCATATACATCTATTTCACTCAAAATAGTTGCATCACCTAAGCCAGCATCTATTGTAACATTTTTTTGATAATATTCTGATGTTAAGTTAGTTTCAGTATTTGTATCTATCAATGAATTGTATTGATAATTACTTGCTCCTATTCTATCTAATGATGATGAAACAATGTTTGCTTCATATTGATTATTTTCTCCAATTAATTCGTAATTAGAATTTGCATCTAATGTTACTTCTTTTTGGATATTTTCAAAAAATACTTCAGTATGAGTTCTTGTATCAATTTCACTTTCCCAATAGTTGTATAAACCTGTTGGTTTCTTTTGAGAAACTTTATTTCTTTCTAAAATATGAGGTTCAATTAAAAGACCAGTAGTTGCTTTAACTCTTGCCGGCAACATATTTTTAATATCATCAAACATTGATTTCTCATATAGTTTGATTAAATTAATATATGCGTAAATATCTCTACCATCGAATCTTTGAAAATAATAATTTCTCAAATCATCTAAACGTTTATAATTTGATTTGTATCTATCAGATGGGTCACCAATATAGTTATCCAAATTTAAACTACCCAATGATTTTGCAATATCAATATTTAATTCCTTTGTTGGTGAGAAAAATAATCCCACTCTATTTGAATCAGTTGGAGATTGGTCAAATGCTTTTTTAGTTGCTCTACTTTTAGAAGATAAACTTCCAATTAATTCTTGTGATTCAAATCGGATTTTATTTGTTGAAAATCTACTGGCTCCTCCATCCGGATACTCCATTACAATTGTTCTATCAATTGCTTCAAAATTAAATGGATAAGAACCACTGCTTGGGAAATTATATGCAGATGCCGATAATAAAGCAGATGGTGTTTCAGAAAATATTGTAGAACCTGATATTATATTTACTTTTCCTATTTCTAAATCATTTCTTGTAACACTTCCACTAAAATATACGTTTGTATCAACATTTATTAATGAAGATGATAAAGCTAAATTCTTTGGATATTCGAAATCTAAACGGAAATATAAATCAGCAGTAGATGCCGAAACACTATTACCATTTATCATTTCAGGGAATGAAACGTGCTCATAAAATTTATTGGTATCCAATACTTCTGACCATATACGGAATTCATCTACACTACCAATATAATTTCCACCCAATTGTAAAGTAGAACCACTATTCCAATTATTTGAAACTGAAGCTGTGATTGATTCTTGGAATATTGTCTTTTCTTTATCCGATTGTCTAATATCCAATTTTAATCCATTAGAACCACTACTTATTGATAAACCAAAAAATCTATCGTTGAATATTGGTAATAATGATGATGAAATTGTATTTGTTAAAGTATTAGAACCAGAATAGGTAAATTTAACCTGTCCGTATGTTGAACCGGTTGAGCCGC